GCGAGGAAGCCAGAGCATACTACGTGGAAGAAGCAACATACGGCACGACACCCACAAACCCAGCCATGCTCTGCATCGGCGTGATACAAGAGATAGAGCCAGCGCTTGACCCGAAAAACATCGTGCTACGTGGAATAGGCTCAAGAAACGTCAAAGCCATAAGGCGCGGACTACGCCACATCGACCTCAAAGTTGTCTACACACCGCAGAACTGGAACTTCTTCAACTACGCTAGGTCGCTGACATCAACGAGCGTCGAGGTCTACTATGAAAAAGCCAGCGGAATTGTCAGTCAAAACCACAAGGGGTGCAAAGTCGACAGAGCCAAAGTGGAAGTTTCAATTGAGGACCCAGTCAAGGTGACAACAGACCTTATCGGGCAAGATGTGGCTGTTGGAACAGCCAAGATTGGAGCCAGCTACGAAACTGAGCCATCAGCGAATCCTTTGACTGGAAGCGACTGTTCCATTAGCAAGGCTGGAGTGGAAATCACGCGTTTCAGCGACTTCAGCTTTGAAATCGTTAACAGTCTCAAGCGACAGCCAGTGATAAGGGCGACCACGCCGTATCTGATCAAGAGTTTGCCCGAGCGCTACGAGGTTCTGCAGGGTTCCATTCGAGCAGACTTTGAGTCTAAGGCAGAGCTTGACGACATACTAGGTGACACAGAGTTCACTCTGCTCTTCAACATCGGCGGAGCCAACTTCTCTTTCACGGGTTGCAAGTGGCGATCAAGTCGATTGCCGACCAAGATTGAGGACACTGTGGCGCAGACGCTGGAGTGGGAAGCCAAGGGACTGGCAATGTCCTAGAAGAGCAGCAGAATCATCAAAAAATACACGCCAAGTTAGGGTGGTTATAATTGAGTTCCGTTGAAGTACAAATTTTGAAGGGCTTTGGTCGTGAGACTTGGTGAGACGAAAATGGAATCGGTTGTGGGCTGAGATAGGCGAGAGGATTCAGCGGTTGCCAAAGAAAGAACAAGACATTTTGCTGGAAGATTTCCACACAGCGATTAAGAGCCGCTTGATAGTTATGGAGAGGATCAACGATGCGAAAAGAAACAGTTGAGCTTGACAATCGTTATGGTGAGGAATATGCTGGTCGCTATGTTTTCAAGGAAATCACTTGGATGAAGAGGAGCAGAATCATCACCAAATACACAAAGTATCATCCTGTGACTGGACAGATTGTGAGCAGCGACCTCCCAGCCATCCAAGCCGAGACCATCTGGGCAAGCTTAGAGGAACAGCCAGCAACCAAGCCTATTACGTTGGAACGTTTGCTAGACGAAGAAAGCGGTATCCCAATCGAACTCGGCGAACTCTTTAGCATAGTTGTCAATCGGCTCTGCGGCTTGTCTGCGGAGGAGGCAAAAAACTCGTGAGGGCGATGAGACGCGGCAGAGCGCATCCGAGCCTTACACGGTTTCGACTCTGCAAGGAGTTCGGTTGGACGCCGGAGGAGCTGAATCGTCAATCAGCCAAAACTGTCGAAGAGTTTGTGGTCATCTTGAACGAGATGGACCGTCAGACTGAAGAGGAAGTTGAAAAGGCAAAGCGAGGAGGCGCACGATATGTCGGTTGAGATGGAAGTTCGGTTTGAGGGGCAAGACGAGTTTCGGTTAAAAATGGAACGCATCAACGCGTCCATGAAAACTCGTGTCCAGCAACGCCTCTACGAGTTCGCTGAGTCCATCAAAGAAACTGCTCAACGCATAGCGCCGGTTCGCACAGGCTACCTGCGCTCCACGATTTTTACAGAAACAACCGAATGGACGGTGAAGGTTGGAGCCTCGGCGCCTTACGCCGCCTACGTGGAGTTTGGAACCCGATTCATGCAAGGTCGCCGTTTTCTCTCACAGGCTGTGGAGACGCATCGTCCACAATTAGTCGGCATTGTTGGTCAAGCAGTCAACGAGAGCATTGTGGAGGCTAGCCGATGAGTTTTCACGAGATAAGCGTTGTCATTCGCGCCGTTAATCGAGCCAGCAGCGAGTTTGGACGCGTGGGCGTCGACGCTGAAACCATGGCTGAGAGGGTTCGAACCGCCGGAACAATAATAGCTGGTTTGGGCGCAGCCAGCCGAGCGGTTGCGGTCTTGGGGCATCAGTTCGGCTTCTTGACGGTTGAGCAAGAGCGTTGGTTGGCAAGCATGAGTTACGTGGTCACTGCCCTTGGCATCTTCTTGCGGTCTAGCTGGGGCGTGGCTGTGGCGCAGAAGGTGTATGCGGTTGCTACCACTATCGCGGCTAAGGTGACGTGGGTTTTCAACGCTGCTCTAGCCATGAAAATTGCGTTGTTAACCTTAGGTGTTGGCTTGATTGTGGCAGCCGCCGCCTACATGGCTTGGTTGGCGTTGGCGACAAGAGACGCTGCGTCAGCGCAGGAAGATTACAACACCGCTTTGTCCAGACAGGAAAGGGTTGGAAGACGCCGTGGAGAAGAGGTAGAGTATGAGCGCATCACGCGGCGAGGCGCCTACTATTAAGTGCGGTTGTGTGAACGGCGATGACCCATGATGTTCCACAAAGCCGCCTTGTTCTTGCTTCTTCCGCTTAGGAGGTCCTTTGTCGTGAGCCTTGGTTATCCCCTGTGTCGAGTTGACGTGTTTCGCGGTGTCAAACATTTTGACGACGTGTTCGCGAGCGGTTGGACTGTGAGTCAAGGAACGTTGACAACAGACGGAAAAATCGGCACCCTAACCATCGGCGCATCTTATCCTTCGGCTTCCATGAAGAAAAGTTGGAGTTTCGCCACAACTATGCACCGTTACGCCGTAATAAAATGCACCGAATTGACTGGCGTTTCATGGAAGTTTGAGGCTAAGTTGGCTGGTGTTACCAAGTCTTCGAAGACCTTCTTAGACAGTGGAATCAAAACAGTTGACTTGCAGAGCGACGGTGTGGAAACTCCGCCCTACTTAGGCGACATCGACGAGATTGCCTTAACCGTGAGCGGAGTGGCTGGCAACACGGTGAAGTTTGACTACGTGAAGATTTGCGAGAAGACGATGCTGACGCCATCAGACGATTTAGACGTGGTTGAGTTAAACCTTCACTTGGCGGTCACAGAAGAAGTGGGCTCAGTCAACTGCCTACTCCAAAACTTCGACGCAAAGTACACGAACCAAATCACAGCTGGCGACTTGATTGAAGTAGCCATGTCAAGAACCGGCGAATCCTGGGCGAAGGTGTTCAAGGGTAGAATAGACGCCGTGGCCAAACGGGCCGAGGCATCAGTTCGCGGTCCACAGCATTACCTGCGCCTCAGAGGGCGCGACTTGGGCGCCGAACTCTTCAATCGACTCGTAACAAAGAAGTACGTGAACAAGGAGGGTTCAGAAATCGTCAAGGACGTACTCTCCAACTACACGCCTTTAGCCAGCGTAGGCGTGGAAACCACCAACAGCACGTATATAGAGGAAGAGTATGAGAACAAGCCCGCTTGGGAAATAGTCAAGTACGTGGCTGAGACCGCCAAAAACATCAGCAACGTAATCGGTTACGATTTCAAGTGTGAGGAAGGCGACCTCAAATTCTATTCAAAGAGCAAGTACGCTAGTGCTGTCTCATTAGGTGGTATAATTACTCTATGTGAACATGAATCAGCCATTGAAAGGGTGCGCAACAAAATCTACGTTTATGGTGAAGCATCTAAGCCCTATCCGTTAGACAAGGACTCGTGGACCGAGAGCCTGACACCCAGCGACGGCGCTTGGAGCAGCGGAACAGGCACAGGAAGCGTTTCATTGGACAGCACAGAAAAAATCGTGGGCAACTACTGCATCAAACACGCTACGACAACCCCCGACTATTACGGGCGCGCCGTCTTCACGCTAAACGCTGGAAAGGAAATCAACTCAAATGTTTATCCTAGCGTCAACTTTCAGATAAAGGAGGAGTCAGCCTTCAGCGGTGAGGTTACACTCATTCTCGAGGACATCAACGGCAACTGGGCGGCCAAAGAATACCGCATTGGCAACAACAAGAAATGGAACTTTGAAAGTTTCATGTGCGGAGCTAAACATGCAGACGAGTGGTCGGGCAGCAACATATCAAACTTCAACTGGGAAAAAATCAAGAAACTTCTTTTCGACGCTCACTTTTCTGGCACTGGAACAGGCGCCTTCTGGATTGACAACCTATATTTCAGCAAGTGTCGATGGAGCGCTATGGCTGAAGACTCAGCAAGCCAATCAAAATATGGAGTGCGCGAGTTAGCCGTTGTCGACGAGACGCTGGTTTCAGACGACGCCTGCGCCAAAGTAGCCAACGCAGAACTGAAGTATAGGAAGGATCCAGCCGAATCGTTGCGGGTCACGGTGTTAGGCGACCCACGCATTGTTGCAGGCGAAACCATCCGCGTGACAAGTCCAAACGAAGGCATAGATGCCGACTATCGCATTCAAGCGGTTGACCACTTCATGGATGACGAGGGCGAGTTTGAAACATCACTCACACTCATCGTCGAGCCTCCTCGCATAGCTGAGATTCTTTCTGAAACCCGCCGAGAAGTCGGTGTCCTAATGAGGGGCACAGCCTACCGCAAGCTTGGAAGATGAAGGACGCAGGGTAAATGCCCACTAAGAGACATAAGACTCACGTGAGTTTTCATTTCCCATCCGAATGGAAGTGGGAGTTTGAACGCGAACTCCACCGACTAGACCAGCAGAGGGTTAAGGTTCAGAGAGGGTTTCGAGTGTCGCTCTCACTGCTCTACACCATAGCGTTGATGGAAGGAATAAGGCAAGTGCGTCACATGACTCTGGCGGAAGTGGAGCAGTGGTGCCAAAAACAAAATGTCTAGTAATCTAACTACAGGTATTTTGCCTTCTTGACAGCTTCCTCTTCTTCTTCCCAAGTCAAAGCTTCTAACAAGAGGAAGAAGTCTCTCCCCTCTTGGAGCAAACGCCAAGTGCGCCCTCCCATGCGGTTGAGCTTCACAAGCTTGCGCAATGGCACGCTTTCAATTCGGCTCCTGCTCTTCAAATAGTCTTTCTCACCCACATGCTGAATATAACTCGCCCTGCCGATTTTCATCTTGATTCTCTCAGGCATGAAAACCCCATCCTTTTTTAAATAATTGCAACTACAAAATATATGCTTGCTCCAATCAAACCTTCCCACTCGACCCTTTTGAAGCCCATTTGAAGCCCATTTGAACCTTATTAGAGGGGTTCTAGCGCTTGTGCACACACACAACAACTACAATACTATGATTACGGAGACGTCGTCAACGTTCGTGCCTGTTAATCCAGTGAAAATGAGGTCGCTCAACCGAGAGAAGAAAGAATAAGAATCATTTTCCGACAGAAACTTTCTTGGGTTCAGCCCTAACTCGTGGGAACGAAGCAGGGTTTTACCGTCGGCTAAGGCTCCAGCGGAATCTGTCGGTCCGTCCACACCATCCGTGCTGAGAGAGGCAACGACCACTCCATCCATGCTGCCGATTTTCAACGCTGCACCAAGGGCTATCTCCTGATTTCTTCCACCCTTCCCCTTTCCCGCAACAGTCACGGTGGTTTCTCCGCCAG